TCAGCGCTCCTTGAATGAGGTCAGGACGATGTTTTCGATGTCCTCACCGGCAAATTTAATGAACAACTCGATTTCCACGTCGTCAAAAATGTAGGTGTCATGCCAGCAATTCGGATTCACCGGATTGTGAGCAGTCGCCGACTTCACGAAATGCTTAGGTTCGAGTTCACAAATCACTTCGCAGATTTCGGACGGCAAATAGCCGATTGCCTGCGCACTGCGGATCGCCGTCCGTGTCATCGGCCCGTTGCCATTCGCGAAAAGCGACTGGATCGCGGCTAGATCGTGGTGCGCCTTCCTCTTTTCCATGCCCCGCCAATACACCTTCCGGATGTATTCGTCAATCGGGGATTGGGAAGGATTGGGTGCCGATAGAAAACCACTTCGGTCGCATCGCGACTGTCGAAAATATGCGCTACGGAATATTTCTATCGATGAAAGGCGCGGAAAACTGCGGTTTTCGCCAAATGCGCTTTGGAGCCTGTCACCTTGAAAAATTAACGCAATCCGCGTAAATTCCGTTGTGCAAATGACACGGGCGTCAGCCTTGTGGAGATCGAGACCCCCCATGGTTGCCGCTGTGGGGGGTCAATCATTTCATGCCTTCGGGGGGACAGGTTGCCGCCCGTCCCCCACTCCTAGCATTCTACTTACGGCAGACCTCGACCAGCTTCAGGACAAATGTCCCGAAGCAGAGGAGAAGCGTAAGGAGGATGCAGACGGCTGCAAATGACACATCTGTCTCCTTATGGTGTCGACAAGAGGAATTCCCGCCGACCCCGAGTGCATAGCAAAACGGGGGAACCAGAGTCACTTAAATCGGCGGCTTATCCACATGGCCCCCGAAAAAACGCGACGGATTGCCCGGATATCGCCGCTGACACGATGAGCAGACGCTTGCTTAATCTATGTCCGCATTTCCCGACAATCGCCGCAGATGGCACTCACTTGGCGACCTCTTCCATCGCGGCGAAGTGGCTGACTTGCAGCGTCACCATCGCGGTGTCCCCGGAATCGCTTCGAAGCTGGACCGAGACAGTGCCGTCCTTTCCGTATTTGGCAATTTGGTCGGCTGTCAGATCGATGAAGAATCCCTCGGTCATGAAGCACAGGCGGTCACACATCTTCACGTCTTTCGACCCGATGACGAACGGCGCCGGTTCCCCGCCTGCAAAAACAGCCGTGCGATAATGGCGCCAGTTTCTCGCCGAATAGCGCACGAAACCTTCGACGGTCAGTTTACCCAGGACCTCGCCTTTCCGAATGCGCTGAAAGAACGCGACGACTTTCGTATCATCGGAAATCTGATTCTTCTGAGCGGGAGAGGTATATTCGAAGCGCTTCGCGAAGTCGTCAGTCGCTTTATCAATGATGACACCGTTGGTTGCAGTGACAGCGCTCTTAACCAGCGCGGCATGGGCTGACATAGGAAAGGACAATACGGCGGCGGCGATCAAGGCAATACGTTTCATTACATCCTCAAGCAAAAGGGCTTCATTCGACCTACTTATCTATATGCGAATGAGGGGATTTGTACATCGCCGTGCTAAATATCGGGTGGCTAGACGACCCCGAACACGCAGCGCGCAGACCCTCCGAGCGAGGGAAAACCTCTATCGATACAAGGCCAGCAATTTCCGCTCGGCGATGCGCCGCCGGGCTCCCGACCTCGATAGGCCTTCACTGGACGACCTAGAAGCATGGCTCCGAGCGCAGCCACTCCGATGTGCGTACACACACCGCCCGCTGACCCTCGACACCATTACGATCGATCACAGGATGCCGCTCGATCGAGGCGGTGACCACACGCTCGGCAATCTCGTCCTAGCCAGTAGCCAGGCGAACGCGGCGAAGGGGACGATGTCGGCGGACGAGTTCCATGCATTGCTCGACCTGATGGCGCTGTGGCCGGATCGCGGCGCATCGGTGCTTCGCCGCCTGCGAGCAAGCGGATCGGTTTTCACCCGACGCTAAATATCCGCATGGATCACTTATACGATGATGACGGACAGATCAGCATGTCCGCGAAGCTTTGGTGCCTCGACGTTTTCGACGGTCGCACTATGCTCCTGCCTGAGCAGGAAGCCGAATTCCTCTTCCTGATCGAGGAACGCCGGGATGGTCGGTTCTATGCCAGCGCGACCGAGGCGTACGTCCTTGATTTCCAGCGCGTCCAAGGCCGCTTCGCGATGATGGTGCAGGAACTTGGCGATGACGAATGATGTCCTCAAAGCGATCGGGATCACCAATGCCCTGATCTTCGGCGCGGCCGGGTTTGTGTCGCTCATGCCATTCGTGCCGCTCGCCCTCGACGTTGCTTGTGCGATCACTGCGACCAGCATGATCACCATCGCGGGTTGGCTGTCCGCCTTCACCGTCTCCGCAGTGCGAAAGGCACGGAAGGCGAAGCCATGAAGGCGCCGTCTCGCGAGGATGTCGCTCAGATCATCCACCGCCATATCACGTCGTGGTCGCCCGGCATGAGCCCCGACAAGGCCATCGCCAGCATCTACGACATGGCCGATGCGATGATCGACTATTGCCACTTGCACTACGTGCAGCCGTCTGTCCTGCCCGGCCTGCCAAGTGGTGGCGACCTGTGAGGCGAGACGATCGGTCGGACGAAGCGAAGGCCTATCGTCGCCTCTACAACACGCGGGCATGGCGTGACCGTAGGCTCGCTCTACTGAGTGCCGAGCCCATGTGCCGATATTGCAAGGCGCTCGGCCGGATCACCGCCGCCACGGTGGCCGACCATATCGTCCCTCACCGTGGTGACCGCGAACTCTTCGCGGGTGAGCTTCAGCCCTTGTGCCAATCGTGCCACTCGGCGGTGAAGCAAAGGGAAGAACGCGGCGGATATCACAGCGCCGTCGACCTGGACGGCTACCCCATCGACCCGAACCACCCGAACGCGGCATCGCGCACGAATATTGCGTCCGAGGCTAAATAAAGGTGCGCGCACCTGCTCGAACGTTGCGGGGAGGGGGTGGTGCGATCACTAGGCGGCACAGGCCGCAGACCGGCCGCCAAGTCGAATTTTAACGGCCGCAGTTCAGCAGGTTATTTTTAGTCAAACATCGGTCGGGAATGCCGCGTCAAAGGTAGGCGGGATATTTCCCTTTTCCTTGTAACGCCCGCTCTCACACCAAAATCCGACACTATTATCGGGACGCTTACCTTCTGATTGCGCGAATGCGGCGGTATTTGCATTTAAAAGCCGCGCGGCCATCATACAGTTATTCAAGTTGTACGCCGGATCGCTTTCATCTGCGTCGAATGTTGCCCAATGAACGCGCACGGTTCCGAAGGGCGAGTTCCGATAAAGCGTCACCGGGTTCGAACTACCGCCTTTCGCCGGACCGCATGCTGTGAGCATCGCCGCCGTCGCGCCAATTATGAATGTCCTGAACACACGCCCCCCGCTGCCTCAAGAGCGACGGTTCGTCGCACCGGAATAAATAACCGGTAATGCCGAATACAGCAGTCCCCACCCATATCAAGCGATTGAGCGGAAACCCGGGCAAGCGCCCGCTGAACGATAAGGAACCGCAGCCGATCGGCGCGCCCGCCGCTCCGAAGGAAATGACGAAGACCGCGAAAGAGGTGTGGAAGCGACTTGTCGCGTCCATGCCGGTCGAAGTCTATACCGCCGCCGATACTCATATCCTCGCCGCATACTGCGAGGCGGTCTCCAATCACCGCACAGCGACACGGATGATCGCGGCAAAGGATTTCGAGCCGATGATCCCCGGCTCGACCGGCCAGCTAACCGTCAATCCGATCTACAAATTGCAGTCTGACCAGGCGCGGTTGATCAAGGAACTCGGGCAAAGGCTTGGCCTCGATCCGATCGCCCGCCAGCAAATCGCATCCGATCCGGGCGACGATGAAGACGAGTTCGCATCGCTGGTTCACTGATGTTGCGCGATACCGAGCGCGCCGATCGCGTCATTCAATTCATCGAGAAACTCACGATCCCAGATGGCCCCGCCCTTGGTCAGAAAATCGTCCTCGACCAGTGGGAGATCGATTGGATCAGGGACATCTACGAGCCGGTCCGCGAAGACGGTCGCCCGGTGGTATCCCGCGCGGTTCTGTCTGTAGCCCGTAAGAACCGAAAGTCGCTGCTAGTCGGCGGTTTGGTGCTGGCGACCCTCATCGGCCCGGAATCGCAGCCCAATGCACAGATTTACAGTGCTGCAGTCGATTTTGAACAGGCGAAAGTCATCTTCGACATGGTCGTCAAAATGCTCGAATTCGCGCCGTCGCTACGCCGTCACCTCAAGATTGTTGAGAGCCGGTCGCGCATCGTTGTGAAGACGAGCGGCGCCCGTGGCCGGGGTTCGGTCTACCGGGCTCTCTCCGCGACGAACAAGGGTAAACACGGCCTTGGCGCTGACTTTTTTGTCTACGATGAGTTCGGAGAGGCGAGCGACGACGAACTCTGGAACGTCCTCTATGACTCTCAGCAGCTTCGCGCGCGCCCTCTCGCCGTGGTCATCTCCACGCAGACGAACGATCCGCTGCACCCTCTCAGTTTGCTGATCGATGATGGTCTTCGTCGGGATGAAAACGGCAACAAGCTCGATCCGACTACGGTCTGTCATTTGTACGCGGCTGATGAAGATTGCGACATCCTGGATGAAGCGCAGTGGCTGAAGGCCAATCCGACCCTTGCGACCTGGAAGCCACGAAAGCAGATCGCCGAAGCAGCCGCCGAAGCAGCGCGCCGTCCGGAAAAGGAAGCGAATTTCCGGCAGCGCTACCTAAATCAGCGCGTCAATCCGTTTAGCACTCTGATCAGCCAGTCGGCATGGAAAGGCGTTCGTGCGCCGGACGAGCAGCCGGTCGAGTTTCACCCCGGCGAGCCGGTATACCTCGCGCTCGATATGTCGAAGCGAGACGATCTTACCGCGCTGGTCATGATCAGTGCCGACGATGTCACGCGCGTGAAAGCATGGTTCTGGAAACCGGCGATCCTGGTGCCCGAGCATGCCAAACGGGACGGCGTGCCGTATGACGCTTTCGCAAACACAGGATGGCTCGACACAGTTCACGGCGCCATGATTAAGCCGCGTACGATCGCGGAAAAGATCGCCGAACTATCGGCACAATACGATGTCCTCGGCCTTGCGTATGACCGTTTCTTCACCGCCGAATTGATGAATCACCTGGAAGAGATTGGCCTGTTTCCGGTGAAGGGAGAGCGGCAAAGCGGGGCCTTGCGGGTCGTTGATTGGGGTCAGGGCTGGGTGGACATGTCCCCGGCCGTCACCGCGTTCGAAGAGGCGATCGTAACGCAAACCCTCGTGCATGACGGCAACCCGCTTTTGACGATGTGCGTAATGAATGCCCTCGTGATGACCGATTCCAAAGGTAATAGATCGTTCGACAAGGCGAAGTCGCGGAACAAGATCGACGGTGCGGTCGCGTTAGCAATGGCGCTCGGCCTTAAGAACCGTGAGAGAATTGCAGCGCCGATGACTTCGCCTTGGGAAGACCCAAACTACCGTATGCCGGTGCTTTAATCTGCCATCCGAGCGCGCTGATCTATCACCGATAGATAAATACCGGCATGTTCAATTTGTTTGAAGCGAAGGAAACACGCTCCCTCGAAAACCCGGCTGTTTCTCTGACCGATCCCAACGCGTGGCAGGAAGCGTTCAACGCGCCCGGCGCCGTGACTGGCGAGATGGTGACCGAGGCAAAGGCATTAGGCGTCACGTCTATTTGGCAGGCCGTCAATGTCATTTCCGGCACGATCGCGGCCCTTCCTCTTCACCTGTACAGGCGCACTGCAGACGGCTCCGAAAAAGACGCGAAGAGCCCGCTGTACTACGTCGTCCATGATCGGCCGAATGACCACCAGACGGCTACAGAGTTCCTCAAGTGGCTGGTTTCCAGGCTCTTGCTGTCCGGCCGGGCCACCGCCTTCATCTCGCGGAACCGTGCTGGCCGCGTCATTGGCCTTTATCCGCTCGACGGCTCGAAGCTGACGGTCGAACAGGCACTTTCTGGGAATGCGGTGGTTCGGAAGTACCGATATGCCCTGACGACCGGCACCGTGACGTATGACGCGGCAAACGTAATCGATATCGTGCATTGCCCGGCCGGGGACGCAGTCGATCACTACAATCCGATCACTGTAAACCGCGACGCTATCGCCCTGATGATCGCAGCGCAGGCCTACAGCGCGAAGCTTTTCGGGAATGGTGGTGTCCCGCTTCTCGCTCTGAACTCCAAAGTCGACACGACCTCGCCGCAAGCCGCGAAGCGCGCGACAGACAATTTGCTCGATAACCTGCGGAATAGCGCCAGGTCGAAAAGCGGCATTCTCTTGCCGCCTCCGGGCCATAGTCTTGACCCCATCGGACTCGATCCCGCCAAATCGCAGCTTGTCGAACTTCGCAAGTTCATGCTTGCGGAGACCTCGCGGATTTTCAACGTCGCGCCTGCGATCCTCCATGACCTTTCGAGCGGCACGTACAGCAACGTCGAACAGCAGAATTTGTCGTTCGCCACACAGACTTTGACGCCGCTCATCAAGGCGATCGAGCAGGAAATGAATGCGAAGCTTTTCGGCCCGCGCAATAACTCCGGTTACGTAGAATTTTCGATGGCTGGCTTGCTTCGCGGCGACTTCGCAGCGCGCATGGAAGGTCTGCAAAAGGCCGTAAACGCGGCGATTTACACGCCGAATGAAGCGCGCGCTTTCGAGAACCTTCCGGCCAAGGAAGGCGGGGACGAACTGTTCATCCAAGGCGCGTCGGTGCCGCTGTCTCGCCAGCTTCAGGAACCGGAACCCGCCCCGGCGCCCACTTCACCCGCAGATGATCCGGTCGAACCGGACGATCAGGCCGACCCGGCTGACGACACCGAAAATGAGGATGCAGAATGACCACCCCTACTACCAATGAAACGCGCCATTTCGCGCTGGCCGATGTCGAAATCCGCGCGAAGACTGACGATCAGGAAGGCCGGGCCACCGGCTACGCAGCCGTTTTCAATTCCGATAGCTACGACTTGGGCGGTTTCGTCGAGCGTATCGCACCAAGCGCTTTCGCCGCATCTCTTCGCGCGGTCGCTGCTGGGGAAACGAACGTGTACGCGCTGTGGGCGCATAAGGACGACCAGCCCCTCGGCTCGACCGCCTCCGGGAAACTCACCCTGTCGGAGGATGCGCACGGCCTCGCCTTTAGCATGGATACCACCCGCATGAACCCCATGCAGTTGGATGCTTTGCGAGATGGCGACCTTCGCATGAGCTTCGGATTCCGCGTCCGTGAAGACAGTTGGCGCGAGTTGGACGACGGCACGATCGAGCGGACGCTGATCGCAGTCGAGTTGTTCGAAGTCAGCTTCGTGATCAGCCCGGCATACCCCGCCACCGAAGCCGCCATGCGCTCGCTCGAAACCTGGCGCGCAGCAAAGGTCGAAGAAACCGTCGAAGAAGAAAAACCGGAAGCGGTAAATGACAATATGCGCTCCGAATTGATGAAGCGCGCGCTGACGAGGCGCCTGATTAAGTAACCATTGCTCCAAAGTCAAGAAGTGAAGCTGCGAGACTAAATAATTCGCACCCATTTCATGACTTGGAGCGAATACTTTAATGAATGCTACTGAGCTTCGCGCAAAGGCGCTGGAGATTTCTAACAAGGCCGCGATTGTAATCGCGGAAAACGACACCCCGGAAAAGCTGGCCGAAGCGCAGCGTATGCTTGATGACGCAGATGCGTTCGAAGCCCGCGCCGCTAGCCTCGAAAAGATCGAAGCCCGTCAGGCCGCATACGAAGCTGCCGTCGAGCGTCTACCGATCGAGGCAACCAAGGTTGAGGAACGCTCGGCTGACACCGCAGAGGCTGTCTTTGCCAAGTACGTTCGCGGCCGGGCGACTGGTGCCGAAGTGCGCGCCGCAGGTATCTCTGTGGACGAGGACGGCGGTTTCCTTGTTCCTGTGGGTTACGTTCCTCAGATTATCGAGAAGATGAAGGCCTATGGCCCGATGCTCGAAGGCGGTCCGGTCACCTACTGGACGACCGAAAGCGGTAACAAGCAGGTCTTCCCGACCGGCGATACCACGGCGCAGAAGGCGACCATCATCGGTGAAGGCGTCGTGATTCCTGAGCGCGACGTGAAGTTCGGTCAGAAATCCCTGTCGGCGTACAAGTACACCACCGGCCTTATCAAGGTTTCTTCGGAACTGTTTCAGGATTCGAGCATCGACCTTGTCGGCTATATCCAGAAGGTTTTCGCCTCGCGTTGGGGTCGTGGTCTTAACGAGCATCTCACTGTCGGCACTGGTGAAGGTCAGCCGGAAGGCATCGTCACCGCTGCGACCGTCGGTCACACGTCGGCCTCTGCAACGGCCCTTAGCGATGTCGATATCCTTGAACTGTACCACTCGCTTGACCCGGCATATCGCGCAAACGCTGGATTCATGTTCAATGACGCCACTTTCAAGGCCCTGCGCCTTCTGAAGGACAATCAGGGTCGTATGCTGTGGCAGCCCGGCCTTGCATCCGGTTCGGCTTCGACGATCCTCGACAAGCCGTACTACATCAACCAGGACATGGCTTCGATCGCCAGCGGCAACGCTACCGTACTGTTCGGTGACCTGTCGGAGTACACCGTGCGTCGCGTCGGTTCGCCGCGTCTTCGTCGTCTCGACGAACGCTTTGCCGACACCGATCAGGTCGGCTTTGTCGGCCTGATGCGCTACGATGGCGCCCTGATGAACCCGGACGCGGTCAAGAAGCTGGTGCAGGCGTAAGCTGACCAGCCTTTGCGGCACGAATTGGGGCGGTCCGGAAGGGCCGCCCTTTTTCGTACCGAACTAAATACGTCCATGAAGGTACGTATGAAATCGGCCCTAGCAGGCCCCACCACTAACTATAAGCCCGGCGACATTGTCACCACTGACGAGGGCGCCCGCTGGGTGAAGTTTGGCATTGCCGAACCGTTCGAAGCACCCTCCGCAAAGCCTGTCGGTGCTCTCGAAACCGCCACCCGCGCCGCTGTGAAGGAAACCGCCACTCGCCGCCGGACCAAGGTGGCAAAATAATGGACTGGCTTCGTCTCAAGCGGGTGACCGCACCGGCTGACCCGATGCTGACCCTCGATGAGGCGAAGCGCCACCTTTACCTGATGCACGATCAGGACGACGATTATATCGAGCACCTGGTCGAAGTCGCCTCCGGCTATATCGAAGGACCGACCGGGGCGGGAATTCCTCTGGCGGTCACGCAATGGGTCCTGACAATGGACCATCTGCCGCGATGCTTCGACATCGACCTGTGCCCCGTGCGCTCGATCGACGGCATCACCGTGGACGGGGGAACGGTCTCGCCCGATCTATATTCGGTCGACCTGGACAGCACCCCTGCGCGCGTGAAGGGCCATTATCTCCCGCAATGCCGCTCGGACGTGGGCCGCGTGAAGGTCACTTTCACGGCCGGATACGACGTGATCCCGGCTGATCTAAAGCATGCGGCGCTGATGCTGATCTCGCACCTTTATGAAAACAGGGAAGCGTCCAGTACGACCAAGCTCGCGGAAGTTCCTTTCGCTGTCTCGGCGATCCTCTCGCGATACCGAGCTTTCGGCTAAATACCTCTATGAAGCGGGTATTTTTCACGAAGGACTATCACCACCGGCTCACCGAGCGTGTGAGCGTGACCTATCGCGCCCATTACGAAGGCGAGGTGGAGGATGATGTCGCCGACATCGCGATCGTGCGCGGTTCGGCCATTTATTCCAGCATCGCCGAGGACGATCTCTTCAATCACGCTGAAATCGCCGCGCGCGGCGACGCGATCCGGCAGGAATATCAGGAATTCCTCGACCGCGTTCTCGAAGACGAGGCGGACTGATGGCCTACACGCCTCCCCGCACCTCGGAATTTCGCCACATCGTCTCGATCGAGCGCCCCTCGGAAGTCCGAGATGATCTCGGTGGCTTCGTGACGGCGTGGGTGCCAGTCTATGGTCCCGTCCGGGCCTGCATAATGGCCGAACGTGGCGGTGAGGAAATCCGCGCGCTGCGGACCACCGGCATCACCCGCTATGATGTCGTGCTCCGCATTCCATCGGTCGAGGTTTCGGTCGGCGATCGGATGATCGACGAAACCGGCGCAGCTTACGATATCAAGTGGTCCGGCGATCTCGAAGGTCGCGGCCGCCAGGTCAACATCCTGGCCGAACGTGGTGGCCTGAATGGCTAAACGGATTGTCGACGCATCGCAGATTGCCGCCTTCAATGCCAAGCTGGCAACGCTTCCGGCCGCCGTGCGGGATGCGACCGAAGACACCAATTCGCGCTATGCGACGCTCATGGGAAAACGCGGAAAGAAAATCGCTCCGCGTGGCGAAGACGGTGACCATATCGCCGATACCATCAAGGTCGAGCCGGGCGATCCAGACCTGATGGAACATGTCGTCTCGGTCGGTTCGGACGAGCTTCCTTACGGCGTCCCCCTCGAATTCGGTCACGTCGCTGCGGACGGTTCTCACGTCCCGGCCAATCCATTTTGGGTGCCGCTCACCAAAATCTTCCGCAAGCGCCATCGGACCGCCCTTCGGCGCGCCATGCGCAAAGCGCTCAAAGGAGCCCTTGGTATATGAGAGACCCTAGCCTTCCACTTCAGAAAGCCGTCTTCGCAGCGCTTACCGGCGCCGGGCTCGATTGCGTCTATCACACCGTACCGCCGAAAACGCCGCTTCCATGGGTCGTGATCGGTGAGGACCAGGTTCTCGCAGAGAATGAATCTGCCGAGATGTACGAATGCTTCGTGACCGTATCGGCATTCGCCCGGAAACCCGACCACAAGGCCCTTGCGGCGACAATCTGGCCCCTGTGCATTGTAGGGACACAGATTCACGGTAGGCATCGACGTCAGGGGTAG